CCATACCTCCATACTCTTTAACTGCATCCGCTTGGATTGTTAGGTCTTTGTTCATAATTTTAGTTTCCTTTTCAAAGTCATTTTGTATTTTGTCAAGTTATAATTTAAAAATGATTTATACCTGATCATTCTATCATACAATTTAGGCCACAATACTTTCTCACTTATATTTTTATTTAGTTGTTTTGTAAACGATAATATATCATCTAGTATCAAAACAGTTTCAAAGTTAATCTTCTTAGATAAAAACATTTTTAGAATAGGTGGATGTTGACCATTTATTGATTTAAATAAATCATCAAACTTATGACCTTGCTCTAAAATATAATCAATATCTTGTTCATAGTAGTAATGTAATGCCTCTATCTTTTTTGACCATTGTTTATAATTATCATCGCCAGTTTTGCCAATGATGTCGCCAACCCATAAATTAGTATTAGTAACAAAATTGCTAACGAAGTAATCAACAATAGTGTTATTGTTATAAGATTTACTAAGCTTATGAAAGAAATACCTATCCCTTCTTTTAGTAAAGGTCTCCAGTCTTGCAGTTGTTTTACCGAGGTGTCTATGAAAGTCATAAGACCTTGCTTTACTTGTGAAGTGGAGCTTGACTGCCAGATAGATTTTATATACTTCAAAACCATTCACTTAACTATAATATTCTTCCTCAAGATATCTTAACATTGTTTCAGGATCTGAAACTTCGTAAGGATCATCATCACTTGAAAAATTATTCATACCTGGTTCTTCATTAATCTTTTTTATTTTACGATTATCTATAAATGCTGAATATCGCCAACTTCTCATACCAAAACCTTGTTTAGGTTTATTGACTAACATACCCATTGTGCCTGTAAATACACCATCACCATCAGGTATCATTTTTAAGTTTTTAATTTTTAAATCTCTTGCCCATGCGTTCATAACAAAAGCGTCATTTACTGATATGCAATAAACATCATCTACACCTAATGCTTTAAATTTATCATATGCCTCATCATATGCTGGTAGTTGTTCACTTGAGCAAGTTGGTGTAAATGCACCAGGCAAACTGAACATAACTATTTTTTTATCTCTAAATAAATCGCCACTTACTACATCTTCCCAAGATCCGCCTACAAAAGTACAACCGCCTTTCTCATTATCATCACCATATCTAAATTTAAATGTGTGGTAATCAACGACATACTCTCTTGACATCATTGTACTCCTGCTGCCTGTAATAATACACCACCTACAATTGTAATGGCATATGCTGCTAAAACTATTTCTATCATAACATCTCCTATATTGGTAACTTTGCTGTTTTTTCTTTTAACATATTAAGACTTTGTGCCTCATATGCTATTTTTTCTTTTAGTGTTTTGTTAATTAAACCTTTTGTGTTACTAGGATCAATACCATTTTCTGAGCAGTATTGGATTATGGCATCCATATAACTCATTCTTTTGTTCTTGACCATGTTCTCTATTAGTAACGCAAATTTATTAGGTGTAATTATCATTTACTATATTATACTACAATTTAAATTTTCTGTCAAGCTCTTGAAGTGTGATATACTCTAAGTTATCACAATCTTCCCATGCTTCTACTCTAACATTAATCGCTTCATCTTCAGGATTAACTTTGTAAAATTTTACATTTTTAAATTTATCAAATGTATTTTTATGTTGTTTTATCCAGTTATATATTTCATTAGGATTATCAGGTCTTGCCAAATCAGCGTCTTTTGTAGCATAACAATCGGTGCCTGCATATACATTATTTATCTTATTATCTTTAGAATATAGGTCATGACCGATAATATATATTTCTTTTGCACCTATTTCACATGAAAGAAGTATTGATCTTGAACCTGTTGCATAAGCAAAACCATCTACCTCTGGTTCTATATTGTAAACATGATCTTTTTTTGTGCCAGTAACGTAAGTGATACCTGGGTTTTTACCCATACCTTGTATGAAAGTGAAAACACCATCGGCACCATGATATACTGCCTCACTACAACCTTTAAACTCTACATCAACTCTACCTTTCTGTGTCATCAACATAGTTTCAGCAACAGCACTAGGTATTGGTGTCCAGTAACCTAGATAACAAATATTTTCGAAAGCATATCCTGATCTATAAACTTCATGATTCATTCTTGAATCTAGGGCGACAAGTATATCGGGTGTAAAATCACGATAGATCGCATTACACCCGACTACTGTTCCCTTCTTCTTGAATTTGTCAACGTCTAATCCTTTTCTTGAATTGCCATTGCCAAAACAAAAATGAACGTCATGAAATAAGGTCATTACTTCAAATCGTTTTTTCTAATTGTGGGATTGTAGATTTCTCTTGCGGCGTCTGAACCAGACATATAACCGATTGCATAGGCACACATAACTAATATACCTATGGGTAATAAAATTTCAATTACTTCGAACATAATATACTCTCCTTTGGTGCCAGTTTCTGTTGCAAGGTACTGGCAAACCCCTAGCAACCTAGGCTGCTAATGCAAAGTTATTATAGTTTGCGTTTATTAAATTTTAAGTCTTCCGACTACCTTTCTCCAGTACGATTTCTCACAATGGTCGATCCTATTTCGCCCCCTTATAGGTCTATTTAGGATTGGTGGAGGCGCAGGGTATCGCACCCTGGTCCCTACTGTGTACTCTCATTACCTTCATCAAAAGATTTATTAACGATATCAAGTAGAGCGTCTGTGTCAAACTTCCACTGCATACCGTAACCCATTAAACAAGTTTCTCCGTTCTCTACAACTGTTAAGAACATTGAACCTGAATCTGTTTCTTCACTATACCAAAAAGATACCCATGCTATTGCTGGTGTGTTTGGATCACCTTTTGATTTTACATCTGCCCATGCTATAGGTATTTGCTTAAATGTATTTGTTGCATGACCATAGACATCTGGTGCACTGCCACAAAATATAGGCGACATTGTTTGTTTCATTGTTCCTGGTGGGAACATAGGATGCTGATCTGCTTTTGCTGTATTTGTTATTGAATAAATTATACCTATAATTAATAGTGTTATGAATATTATTGTTAATGCTAGTATATGTTTAATTGTTTTTTTCATTGAATTCCTTAATCGCCGTTTTTAGTAAAGGTAAATAATCTCTTTTATCTTTGATAAATGTTTGAACAGCACCGTCTTCGGTTACGATTAAGATTACAACTTGTTCTATAGGTTGTAGGAATCTTTCTTCATACATTTCGCAATAGGCAGAACCTTGTATAAAATAGTTCTCTACCCATTCTTCTTTCTTCTCTTTTGTAGAAGTTTTGAAATCTATTACAGATATTTTGCCTTTATACTCGGCAATACAATCTACACGGCCTGCAACACCTAACTTATCGCTGTACAAACCACCTTCTTGTATTCTAATATTATTTATATTATCTAGTTCAGATTTCATAGTAACAAACAATGCGACAGGTAGCACAGCTTGTTTTGATAGTTCTTCATTATTTAAATAGTTTTCTATCAAAGTATGCACAGCAGTACCACGACTCGCTGCTTGCCTCATCACTTGATTTGCTACATCATTACCTACTGACTCTCGCCATTTGATAATACCTTCTTTGTTTCTATCTGATAAAACAGTTGTGATTGATGGATATTTGTTACCTTCAGGTGTAACATAAAATCTTTTACCCTTAATACTTTCGGTAGTAATATCTGGTAATTCAACATTAAGTTTAACATGATCAAAGTTTTTCATGTCATGGTTTTGCTTTAAAAATTCATACATCTTATTCATACTGCTATTATAACAGTTTAGATGTGGATTGTCAAGCTATCCTCTTGTAATTGCTACTATTTTTTTAAGTTGTGCTTCGATTACTTCTGCTCTGTTCGGCCAGTGTATGTATGCTTCTGGTGACTTTGCTAACTTTACTAATAAAGGTATGATAAGTTTTTCTAACTTAGCAAACTTTTCTTTACTCTCTTTGTTGATATTGTCTTTTCTCAAATCATACTCATCATCCATTTGCTTCTTAGCAATCTCTAATTCAGTTTCATTTTTATTTGTGATTTCACTTTTTGCTGAGTTTACTGCTGAGTATATTTTATCTAGTTTACTTTCAAGTCTGCTTACTAGTTCACCAGAAACAGCTTTCGCTGTGCCTTCAGCAGTTTCTTTTACTACTGTTTCTGTTTTCTTTGCTGTGTCTGATGGTTTTTCAGAAACTGAGGTAAAACCCCAATCACCACCTGAATCAAAACCATCTAAAAAATCTAAATCTGCCATACTACTATTTATCTGCCTCCACCCTTTGTCATTCGGGTTCTATGTTTTTTTCTTACTCTCTCTATTTGTGTATCTTTTACTGACCTTTTACCGTATCTACTC